TGAAAGTAACAAAACGAGAGTATGATTTGAATGAAAAAGAACAGCGAATAATAATTCCCTTCTTTGACAAACACAAACAACTCATTACGTTTCAAGGACGAGCGTATACAAACACTCTGCTTCGTTACATCACGATTAAGATGGACGAAGATTCTCCTAAAATATTCGGATTGGATCGCCTGAATTTGGAGAAACAATTTTATATAGTTGAAGGCCCGTTTGATTCAATGTTTCTGCCGAACTGTATCGCAATGGCAGGGTCAGATGTAAACTTGAGGTCACAAATTGAGATTTCAAGTGCATAAGATAATCATACAGGAACGGTGGTCTTTGACAATGAACCTAGAAATAAAGAAATCATTTCTAGAATGGAAAAAGTGATTGATAATGGTTGGAATATTTGCATCTGGCCAGATTCTGTTGCTTGTAAAGATTTGAATGATATGGTTCTTGCGAGCATTCAAGAATCAAGATTAATCGAAATAATAAATACGAACACGTACAATGGTCTACTTGCAAAAACACATCTCGCCACTTGGAGGAAAAAATGAACCCAGTTAATCCCGCCGTCTTGCCTACTCAATACCAACAATTTATTCATCTTTCACGATATGCACGATGGGATTACGATAAGAAACGAAGGGAAACATGGGGAGAAACAGTAGACCGCTATTTTACTTTTTTTCAAGAACATCTGAGAGAAACATGTGATTATGATTTAGGAAATGGAATAGTCGAAGAATTAAGAGAAAATGTATTAGCATTAAATGTTATGCCTTCCATGCGTTGTTTGATGACAGCAGGAGCTGCACTCAGGAAAGAAAATGTCGCTGGTTACAATTGTTCTTATGTAAAAGTTGACAGTCCACGTTCTTTCGATGAAATCCTTTATGTTCTTATGAATGGAACTGGTGTTGGATTTAGTGTAGAAGCAGAACATGTAAATCATTTACCATTAGTTGCAGAAGAATTTCATCCAACTGATACGACAATTGTTGTTGCAGATTCAAAACTTGGATGGGCAAAAGCATTCAAGGAACTTTTGAGTTTGTTGTGGACAGGACAGATTCCAAAATGGGATCTTTCAAAAGTTCGTGGAGCAGGAGAACCTTTAAAAACATTTGGAGGAAGAGCTTCCGGCCCACAACCACTAGATGATTTGTTTCATTTTGCATCAAGAATATTTCAAGATTCGGCAGGGAGAAAACTCAAACCCATCGAATGTCATGATATTGTTTGCAAAATTGCAGAAATAGTTGTGGTGGGCGGTGTTCGTAGAAGTGCTCTTATTAGTCTTTCAGATCTCAATGATAGAGAAATGAGATTTGCAAAACACGGAGAATGGTATAAACTTAATGTACAACGGGCACTAGCAAATAATTCAGTTAATTATAAAGAACGGCCCGATGTTGGGACTTACATGCGAGAATGGTTATCTCTCTATGATTCAAAGTCAGGAGAGCGTGGTGTATACAATGGTGTATCAGCAAAAAACCAAGTAGCATTATTAAATGAAAGGGAAAAAGATGGTAACGGAGGATATGTTAAACGAAGAGAACCTAGAGATGATTTTGGAACTAACCCCTGTAGCGAGATTATACTTAGAAGCAGAGAGTTCTGCAACCTTAGTGAATGCGTTGTCAGAAGACATGACAATGTTGAATCTCTTAAAGAGAAAGTCCGATCTGCAACAATCCTTGGCACATTCCAATCCACTCTTACCAACTTCAGATATCTCACCAAAGAGTGGAAAAACAACTGTACTGAAGAAAGACTATTGGGTGTCTCGCTTACCGGCATATTAGACAACCCATTAACAAATGGTAAAAAGAAGGGACTAGAACCCCTGTTAGAAGAATTAAGAAAGGTTGCATATGAAACAAACAAAGAATGGGCAGACAAACTTGGAATTCCACGGGCAGCCGCAATCACTTGTGTCAAACCTAGTGGTACTGTTAGTCAGCTTGTTGATAGTGCTTCTGGTATTCATGCCAGGCATAATCCTTATTATATCAGAACTGTAAGAGCGGACAATAAAGACCCTCTTTGCAAAATGATGAAAGAGGCCCACTTTCCAAATGAACCAGATGTAACTAAACCAGACCATACAACTGTTTTTTCTTTTCCAATGGAAAGTCCCAAAGGAGCTGTTTGTCGGAAAGATATGACAGCGATTGAACAATTAAATCTTTGGACAAAATATCAAAAACATTGGTGTGAACATAAACCATCTATTACGGTTTCTGTTAAAGAACCCGAATGGTTTGATGTTGGTGCATGGGTGTGGAACAATTTCGATTCGATTAGTGGTATTTCATTCTTGCCTTTTAGTGAACATACATATAGACAAGCGCCGTATCAAGATTGTACAAAAAAAGAATATGATGAATTGTTGGTCAAAATACCAAAGAAGGTAGATTGGACAACTTTGTCTAATTATGAACAGCAAGATTATACGATAGCATCACAAGAACTTGCCTGTTCAGCAGAAGGCGGATGTGAAATAGTAGACCTTTAATCGGAGAGACATGGAAGTTGAATTGGATGTAGATTGTAATAATTGTAATGCGAAATATACTATGATGTACGAAGCAGATGACATACAATCAAGACAAGAAGAACATGCATTTCATTGTTCTTTTTGTGGAATATTAATGGAACCTTATTATGACGAATTTTTTGAAGAAGATTAAATTTGTTGCTGGAATTGATTATTCATTAACATCGCCTGCAGTATGTGTAGCAGAAATAATTGACAACGAGATAAAATTTGAAAATTGTAAGTTTCATTTTTTGAAACAAAATAAGTCGCATAAATCATTAAGTAAGATATTTGCATATGATTATCCAGAATATACGGATGATATTGATCGGTTTAGTAAACTTGCATCTTGGACTATTGAATGTATTCGATGGTTTGATGGTCGGGTAGATAGAGTTTATTTGGAAGATTATGCATTTGCAGCGACAGGTAGAGTTTTCAATATTGGAGAGAATACTGGAATACTCAAAAAACAACTTAAAGAAGCTGGATTCAAATATGTTACAATCCCACCCACAGTAATCAAAAAACATGCCACAGGAAAAGGAAATGCCAATAAAGAATTAATGTATGAAACGTTTTTGTCAGAATCACATGTTGATTTAAAGAGCCAATTGTCTCCAAAATCAACCAAAATTTCTAACCCTGTATCTGACATTGTAGATTCATTTTACATTTGTAAGACAGGATTTCACTTAAAGGAACAGTTATGCGAACCCCCAATGAGCAAAACCCTTATCTAGTTGAAACAAAAAATGGACAAATATTGAAATTTAGTAAAATAGATGCAGATAACGAAGCCGCAACCAAGCAATTAGATGGTGATGATGTTGAAGTATTTCATGATGGAAAACTTCAATATAAATTACATGGCATCGAACAAGGTAAACTTTTTTAAGAAAAAACTTGACATTTGTTAAATGATTTGTTATAATAATACAATGGAAATAAAATATGTTTGATAAAATTTTACAGGCGGTTCTAAGGTTCTTTGGAAAAGAGAAACCTGAACCGCCGACAGAAGAAAATAATGAATCTCTTGAAGCACTTGAAAAAGTGGAGGCCCTCGACAAGATTGGAGAATCATCATGAGTATGATGAAATTCGATGATTCTAAAATAAAAGAAATTCGGAAAAGAAAAGAACAAGGACTTCCACCTCCACCTAGCGGAGATGTAGTTGAACAATCAAAGAATGCAAAGGGTGGAAGTGAGTTAATTTATCAAAGAGTCAAGGAGAGAGTGCCTGATGACCTCTGGAACTACTTTCAAATCATTCTTTCAAGGGTTCGTGAATACGAAGATAAACCAAAAATCCTTTGGTTTCAGGACACATCGAAAGATCCAGAAGTACAATTTTTAAAAGATAAAACATATCGTGACAAGTTTGTACGATTTGTATTTCCTTCTGATTGGTCACTTGAAAAATATAATATGGATCTCGATGTTGAATATGAAAAGAGAGTTGTTCTCAAGAACGCAATCGAACCAATTCCAGTACATACCAAACCAAAAGACGGCCCGATTCGACTTGCATATACTTCTACACCACATCGTGGATTAGATGTATTGATTGGTGCATTCAAAGCATTAAAATTGGAGAATGTAGTACTTGATGTATATTCAAGTTTTAAGATATATGGTTGGGAAGAACAAGACAAAGAATGGGAACCTCTTTATGATGCATGTAAAGAAACACCAAATGTGAATTATCATGGAACGGTTTCTAATGAAGAAATTCGATCAGCGTTACAACAAACACATATCCTTGCATATCCAAATGTATATCCAGAAACAGGATGTATATCTGCAATCGAAGCGTTGAGTGCAGGATGTATTGTAGTATGTCCAAATCTTGGAGTCCTTCCAGAAACGTGTGCAAATTTTGCATGGATGTATGGATTTGTTCAAGATAAGACTGAACACGCAAGGAAGTTTGCGTATGTGCTGAAAGATGCAATTAATAATTTTTGGGAACCACCAGTTCAGGCTGGTCTTGCATTTCAGAAACAATACTATGATATGCACTATGATATTGAAACTACTGCAAAACAATGGACAATGATGTTAGAAACAATCAAGAATAATATTGAAAACACTAAGGAGAAAAAATCGTAATGACAAAGAAAGTGAAAACAGAACGAAAACCGATGAAGGTGAAACGAACTCGTAAAATTTCAGAAGAACAACGTGAGGCTCTTCGGGAACGCATGAAAGATATGCGAAAGAAACGAAAACCAGCAGAATACAAAAATGTGAATGAACGTGTTCTTGTTCTTCCAGATGATGATACTTATTCCTTTAAAAATGTTAAAGGGTGGATCAAACACAACAAGGAAATGGTTGCCGCTTTAAGTAAACAGGCAAGAGGCAGACATGTTGGAGAAAAAGAACAAAGAACTACAGAAATGCAAGCTGCATCTCGTAAAGCATATATTCGTTATTGTGAACACTATCTAAAAACTGGTGATTGGATTGGAATATTTTCGGGACAGGATGAAGAACATAAAGTGGTTCCAAGATGTGTTGCTATGGCTTATTACCCTGACGGAACTCCTAAGAGGTCTGTGGGGGTATTCTATCCCGATATTAACATGGTATGGTCAAAGGGAATGGATGAAACAGAATTCGGAAGTTTACAAAATAGAGATTATTATAAAGCAACGAAAACAGTTGCATTGACAGATAAACAATTTACAGGAGAAATTTGATATGGCAGAATTCAATATTTTAGAGACTCTTGAAATGGTTGATAAGGCCAAGACAAGAGAAGAGAAACGACAAGTTCTCACAGATAGAGATAATTTTGCAACTAGGGCGTTGTTACAATTGAACTATCATCCAGATGTTAAGTGGCATCTTCCGCCAGGAGCACCACCATATACGCCAGGACAGGTAGCGGATTCAACTCCAAATTCACTTCATTTTGAGATAAAAAAGATGGATTATTATGTTGATCCAAGTCCTCATGATCTTCCTTTGCTCAGAAGAGAATCAATGTTTGTTGAATTATTAGAACGACTTGATCCTGAAGATGCAAAACTTCTTCTTGCTGTTAAGGATCGAAAATTGTCTTATAAGGGGTTATCTTATAAATTAGTTAAGGACACCTGGCCAAATCTTCTTCCAGATATTGAAGAGTGGCAGAAAAACGTTTTGACAAAGGAAGAAATTCCGGCGGAGATTGTGAAAAAAGACAATACTCCAACGACAAGTAGCGGAGGTGTAGATTGGTAATAAAGCCTTGGTTGAACGATAAAATTGCATAAATATAACTACATTTGGTTCATGAGTTTTATATTCTATGTTTTTGTGAATGAAATTAATAACCAAAAAAAGGTACAAGTATGGTAAAGATAGTAAGGGTGTTCCTTGCTCTGTTTGCTACACTATGGTATACTACTTCACCGCTTAATAGCAATGCACCTACTCAAATATGGAAACCAATCATAGTTGAGACTAAGGCTGTACCAGACTATTACAAACCTCTTGAATTTGTCAAAGTAAAATACACACCAGAAGATGTTCTCTGTCTGGCAAAAAATATTTACTTTGAAGCAGGGGTGGAGAGCACAGCAGGAAAATTAGCAGTAGCGAATGTAACGATAAATCGTACATTGGGTGCTAATTATCCTAATACCATATGTGCAGTAGTTCAGGAAGGCATTCATTATTATAATGCTCAAAAAGATGAACATTTTCCTGTGAGAGATAGATGTCAATTTTCGTGGTACTGTGATGGATTGGGGGATATTCCAAGAGAAGGTAGAACTTGGAAATCCGCACAAGAACTCGCTAAAAAAGTTCTTGTTAATTATCATGACAAAGCACTAATTGATATTACTGATGGTGCAATGTATTATCATGCAACTTGGATGGAGACATATCCAAGTTGGAGTAAAACGAAAAAAGTGATGGCCTCGATAGACAGACATATTTTTTATGGTCGAAAACTGTAAAAAAATATGAAAAAAACTTGACATTTTTGTTCCAAGCTGGTATAATATACATGTAAACTAAAAAAAGGAGCAAAATATGAAACATTTAGTACTTACATTATGGTTTGTTCTGTTTTTGAGTTCATCAGCACTAGCGGGGGTTGAATATGTGACAGAAGAGGTCTGTCACGCAATGTCTGGGTGCTGGATGGATACGAAAACTGGCGAGTGTCCAGATTGTGTAATTGAAAAACGAGAAGTTGTTCATACACATGAAGAGATACCTGTAATAGTAGAAAAACCTTTTGTGGAACCCAAAAGAACTTTTTGGGCACCTAAA